TAACTTTTCATTAACTCTCTTTGTAATAAATTCTTTTAGGTCATCTTTTTTAAGATTATCCAAATCACCCATTTCAAAAATTTTATCAATAAACTTATGTTCTAAATCTCTAATCATTTCAGCTGCCTTATATACATCAACTTTAGCTTCTTCTAACAATTCAGGATACTCATCACACATATGTCTGAATAATTGGCATCCCATTTTAGAATGTAGTGATTCATCTCTAACACTCCACTTCATTTGTTGTCCAATTCCTTTCAATAGATTTCTCATTTGGAAAGAATACAATACAGCAAATGATGAATAAAGGGCTACACCCTCTGTGAATGCAGAAAATATAGCAAGTGAACGAGCCACTTCAACTCTAGCTTGATGATTTGTTCTTAAATCTTTTGGCGTCCATTCGGCAGTTGTGTTAGTAAGAAGTTCAAATCTTTCTTTCATAACCTCATCGTGCATAAAACCTGCAAAATCATCTAATCCCAATGTTTCATTTAAGTAAGAATATGCAACTGAATGTATTGTTTCTTGTGAACCAAACAACATTGCCATCTGTCTAATCTCATGCTTTGGAAACCATTTAGTAACCATACCTGTCCAATAATCAGAAACTGCACATTCAGTTTGAGCAAAACCCAAAAGAATATTTCCAACTAAATGTTTTTCGGATGGTGATAGGTTTTCATTCCAATCCTTAACATCACCTTGCATCGGTATTTCTGTGTGAAGCCAAAACGCTTGAGCTTGTAATAACCAACCCTCCGTATAATAAACAGGGTATTCAAATGGTTTATATGCTACCCTTTCTGTAAATAATTTGCTCATAGTTTTTTTATCTAATTTCAATTTTAGGTATAGATAAGTATTGTATATACTACCTTTTCCACCCAACTTTTCGTAGGATTTTTCTATGTAAGTTTGGTAGTTTTTTAAGTATATTAGCCCATATCGGTTGGCATATTTTCCAGATACTTTTTGTGTAATAATTTCTTTTCTATCTGAACTCCATTGTTACTTTCTTTGGTTGCCATAATACCATTTGATGATTGTGCATCGTATATTTCTATCTCACCTCGCATCGTATCCATCTTTGTTGGGAATGTTAAACCATCTGGTCCAAATCTGTTTTTCATCACATGCACCCTTGCAGTATTAGCCAACTTATCTTTATCCTTACGAGATACACTAATAATAAAATCAGCTGTCATTACTTTGGCATAACTATCTGCAATCGAATCTGCGTGGATTACTTCATCTTCCAATGCACCTCTATTGGTTTGCGATGCAGTCCAAATTGGAACTCCAAGTTCTCCACCCATACCACGTAGTTCCTCATACACTCCACCCAACTCTGCGTATAAACCATCTCGTTTATTTACAGGTTTAAGTAAATCAGCATAATCCACTATAATAAGATGTGGGATAAATCCTTGTGCTCTTAATTTATCAATGTGAGCTTTCATAGTTTTTACACTAGCTCCCCTATTTGGATAATTTTTAATCATCAAACGAGCAGAATAACCTTTTAGTTTTCTTTGTATTTCCTCTTTATTGTTTTTTAAATCTGCCAAAGGAATGCCTGTATAAATTGTATCGTATCTACAACCTACATAGTTCTCACTCAACTCCAAACTATAATGCAACACATTGAAACCAAGTGCTACTGCATCTGCACCCAACTTACACAATATCCAAGTCTTACCAATGCCAGATGGTGCTACTACAACACCTAACTCACCTGGTCCTAATCCACCATCCATCAACTCATTAATTGGTTTCCAACCGGTAGGTACGGAGTTTCTTTTTACATCTTCTAAACGATATAGAATATCTAAAAAATAATCGTGTCCTAAATTGTTTTCTAAACCTGCTCTTAATGCATCTTGAATAAGTGTCCCAACCTCATCATACTTACCACTTTGTAGTAAATCAACTGATTGGAAGATAGCTGATTTAAGTTTCTGTCTTTTACAGAATTGTAAATATTCTTGCTTAATAAAATCTGAATCCGGTGAACCAAATAAATCATAGACCTGTTGTAATCTATCTACAATCATTTTCTTTTGGGCATCAGTTTCTACCTCATTCAATTTTACTTTGAATACATCTAATGTAGGTGCAGAATTATTGTTTAAATTGTAAGATACAATCTCACCAACTATCCATCTATCTGCTTCTAATTCAAAAAAATCTTTTTTGGTTATATCGGAAACTTGATTTAAGAAAGGTTGGGATTCTAACAACGATGCAACTACTTTTGCCTGATACGATTGACCAAACTTTTGTAGATTATCTATTGTTTCCATTATTTTTTATCCTTCTTCTTTCTTGCTAATCTCTTTTCTTCAATTGTTAAATTAGTATTAACTTCGACTACTACTTTTTCTTTTGTTTTTACACGTAATGCTTTCCACTCTGATTTTGGGACGAATGTCCATCCGTAAGATTTTACTTTTTGGTCAGCTTCTGTTTCTAATACTCTTCGGATTTCTCCATCTTTATTTTTAATGCACTTCATAGATTGCTCTCCGCGTTTAAATTGTTATTTACTATATTTGTTAATTAAACTAAAATTCTTTATAATCCAATTATTTACATCTCCCAATGCATCAATAACCTTCATACTCATTGCTTTTTTAATAAAAGATAATTTATCCAATTTGGATACATTCTCTTGATATTTAGCATTAATCTTTAATCGTGTGTTAGATGATATTTCTGGGTTTTCTAATTGCATTAATCTGAAATTTCTTTCTACAATTGGTTTTCCATCCAAAATATCTTTGTAAATTTTAGGTCCTTTACCAGAACCACGTTCTTCACATAACTCAAATAATTTATCAAACTCTATTCTTTCCGATTCCACCACTTCTGGAAATCTCTTAATAATTGTTTTGAGACCACACCCACCAATGCCATTAATATTATCAGAGGTGTCACCGTCAAGACAACGATATACCATAAAATTATTGGGATGGATGCCAAACTCCTCAACAATCGTTTGCTCCGTATATAATTTCTTTTTGCTTGGTGAGTAAACTTCAACATTTGATTTAACTAATTGTAAAAAATCCTTATCAGATGACATTACTATTGCTCCATCATCTTCCGTAACTAATTTTGATGCAATATATCCAATCACATCATCTGCTTCTATACTATCAAACAACATAATATCAACAGGAAGATATTCAAGCAATTCTATTAGGCCAATCATTTGGCGTTTCATAGAAACACTCTCATCTTCCTTTGACATCATATCTTCATATTGACGATTTACTCTAAAACGGCTTTTACCTCTATCAGCTTTGTATCCACTAAATATCTTTTTACGGCTGTCCGAACCACCTTTACCATCAAATACAATGATACAACGAGTTGCTTTGTATTCTCTGATTGCATAACCTATACTCTTTAGGAAGCCAGTTATACCACCGATGTGGTCACCATTATCATCCATTGCGGGATTTACCGTCCATGCTCTGATAAAAGTATTTAATCCATCTACTAATAGAACTTTTGAGTTTAATGATTGGTCTTTTACTTTCGTGTGTTCCTCACTAACTTCATCTAATAACCTTTTATATAACTCGTTCATATGTTTGTTTATTCATCACCTAATACTGCCGTATCTACTACTAGATTATCTGTATCCAATGAATCCTTTTTGTATTGTAGAATAGTAAACTCACAAATTCGTTTATATATTTGTTCTTTTACCGATGGGTTATTTTCCAACAAATCTTGCAATTCTTTGGCTTGGAATTTAAATTCTTCGCCAGTTTCAACGTCAACATATGTGTACCATGCACCACCTTGCTTAACAAAGTCATAATCTTTCATTGCTCCCAACCATGCTCCGTAGTTGTCAATACCTCTATCAAAGAAAATATCAAAATCTGCTGAACGCAATGGTGGTCCTAATCTATTCTTAATAACATTAGCTCTTACTTTGATACCAACTACTCTCTCATTACCCTTTGCATCCTTTGCTTTGATTTTACCAGTTGACGCTAATCTCAACCTAACCGAAGCGTGGAATGCGATTGCTTTACCACCTGATGTAGTCCAAGGGTCTGAAAATGCCATTGCGTTCATCTTTTGGCGTAATTGGTTTGTGAATACTAATGTAATCTTTTGTCTACCAATCACATTTGTGATTTTACGCATTGCTTTTGAAATGATGATTGCCTTATCAGTCGCGTATCCATCCTTACCATAATCAGCTTCCAACTCTCTCTGTGTAGATGCTGCTGCTACTGAATCAACTACGATAGTTACTAACTTATCTTTATCACCTTTTCTTACTTGCTCAATGATTGTATCAATTGTTTCAAATATATCCTCTACGGTATCAGCCGTAATATATAATAGTTTGGATACATCTACACCAATTGCATCAAAGAACTCTCTACTTACCGCAGTTTCTGTATCAATCAATACTGCAACACCACCTTGCTTTTGCGTTTCTGCTAACACGTGTGCTGATAATAATGATTTACCACTCTGCTCTAATCCCGTAATTTCCGTAATTCTACCAATTGGAAATCCACCAAATGGTCTATTGGAAACTGCCACATCCAACATAGTTGCCCCAGAGGACACCCACCCCGTTATATTGGTGGGTGCATCCTCCGAGTCATCATCTAAAAAGAACGCAACCTTTTGGTCTTTGTATTTCTTATTTAGATTATCGGCAATTTGTTGTGCTAAATCCACTTGAACTTTTGCCATTGTAACTCCTTTTTATTTTATGAATTGAATAAATCTTCAAATGCCGAAGCTACATCAACCTTTGTAGAAGCAGGTTTTTGTTCTGCTACATCCCACGGTAACTCTGTAATTGGCTCTGCCGATTTAGGTACTGAAATTGGTTGAGGTGCTACTTGCTCCTGAACCGTTTGTGGTTGAGGTCTTAATGATTCCGATGCAACCGATGGTGCAGGTGAATCTTCATCCTCGTGTTGTGCTGTTGGGTTTAACCAATTCTCTAAAACACCCTTTAATTCTGCATAAGTTAATTCACTATAAATGTCAGTAATTTCAGTCTGCTCATTTAATAATTTGTTATTCAACTCTACATTATCAGAAATTGGTGTTTGGTTTGGCTTAACACGAATACGAGTTTCTGGATAAGTTTTACCTTCTGCTTCAACAATCTCAATTACTACATCTCTACCTGTTTCGGCATCTGTAATATCACCATAATCCGGGTCAGAAATGATTGCTAATACTTCTTGATAAACTGTCTTACCAAATCCCCAAAACTTAACACCTTGTCCTTCTTCACCACGCACTACGATTGGTGCAAAGGTACGCAATTTTGGCTCCATCTTCTTACCTGCTTTCCAATTTTCAGTATCACCTAATCGTTTTAACTTTTCGGCAAACTCTAAAATCGGGTCAGGACGTTGGAACGAAGCTGGTGATAAATAAGTTTTGTTGTTAATATTGTAATGAAATAAAAGTTCAATGAAAGGATTTTCGTTGTTGAACTTGTAAGGAACTATACGGATTGTATATTTTCCCGGCTTTGGTTTCCAAAGAGCATCTGTCTTTTTGGATGTGTTTTGCAACGAATTTAGACGCTGCTTAATTGCATTAATGTTCATACGCTTTTTTTTTGTTTTTAAGTTTTATTTATTAGATTTTAAGATTATCGCGATAAATCTTACAAGTATA